TGCCTGTTGACGTATTCTCCCACAACGAACCTGGAGCAAACCCATCTGCACTGTCATCTCCTACCGTGGGGTTAGCAGTGTTAGTAAAGATAGACTTACCGCCTGTACCGCCATTCGCTGCGGGTAGAAATCCGCTCACAGAAGTTGCTAAAGGTATTTTAGTGCCGTTGCCTGTGCCGCCAGTGTGAGTGTGACCTGAAGTGGCATGGAATGCAGCTAGTAGCTGGTTAAATTCAGCGTTGAGTGGCGCAGCGGTAATGGCTGTTCCGTTAACAATACTACCTGTAGATTGTCTTGTGTAACCTGCCATTATCTTCTCCCTGCGGCACTAAATTCAAAGACTAAACCTTGAATTGAGAATGGTTCTGATTGCCCGTCTGTCACGAAGGTGGCTCTACAACTAAAGCCAGATCCTTGAATATCTGAGGTCATCACTGGTTTAGATGCACCGCCGTAGACGATGTTCGTGCCATTGTAAGTAACGCCTCGACCTGCATATGTTGTGGGCGCTCCTAATGTAGCCTGAGTGTAGGTGTTGGGAACAGATGTTTCGTAATCTCCCCAATCGAAATCTACCGCCAAGTTCATCTCGAAGGGGCCTTCTGCCCTCACAAATGTGTTAATCTTGCGCAGCTCTTTTCGCTGCTCTGTCTCACCAAAATCAAGGTATGGGGTGGAATACACTGAGATGATGTTTGCACCATTAAAACTCGTACCACTATCTTGCTTGTAGACCTTGCCATCATGGTCACCATGCAAAATTAACTCATTAGTACCAACATAGTCTGACGTGCAACATGATGCTCTTATTCCTAATAGCTGACCAAACTCCCAGCCTATAGATCCGCTTGAATTAGTCAGACCTCCAATAATGCCTACGCTCTCTCCAGGGACTTGAAGTGCATTCCCAACCGTAGAGGTAACAAAGTAACGCACTTGAGACTTAGATCTGATAACCACACCAGTAAGCTCGGACATATCCTCATTTTCAATAAGATCGACCAGGGTTGATTGAATAGGTTTAGAAAGAGCCTCTAGCTCCACGTCACCGACTCTGGAAGTTCCAGCAACCGGACGAAAACCGTCAGGGCTGAGAAACATGAGATCTCCACCAATCTCTAAGACGCTATCCCTAGCCACGCAGCCAATGTTTGTTGTGACGTTCTCTAAAGAAAAAGCTCCAGAGGAACTCACATTTATCTTCTTTATATTGTTGCTTCCAAAGACAAATATATTGTCTCTAAATGGTTTAATCTGAACAACATCAAATCCTGCTGCTATCTGCCCAGCACCAGCCGCTGCGGTCCAAGTATATGGATCATTTGGTGCGCTGTGTGCTATTGCAGCCCGTGTGGCTTCATGCCCACTGAGAAAGAGATGGTTCTCAAAAACATCAACAAGGGCAGGAGCATTTAGTGCTTTTGCGCCGCCGCCAGTTCCGGCCCCAGAGTTGTGGCTGCTGCCTGCGGTGTATCCGCCATCGTTTCCACTTTTTAATTCTTCCCAGTGTGCGCCATCAAAAATAATAGCTTCGTTAACGCCGTCTACAAAACAAATCTTATTGCCTGTACCAAAGTTAAACTGAACGTGGCGAAGACGCTGAACTGTAAGGCTGTTGGCGGTCATTGCCCGTGAGGCAGAGTGGTCAAGCGTGTACTTTCGCCAGCCAATATCAGCGGTGTGGAAATAGAAAGAGTAGGTAGCCGCACCCGCATCTTTTCGTGCTGCTATGACTGTATGCCCACCTGTTACATCATTCTTAAATATTGCTATGCCAAGGACTTTACCATCGCCTGTCACTGAACCATCAACAGTCACTGTGCCATAATCAGAATCGTATTCGTTGAAGCCTGGAATGCGGCGATAACCACCAAACAAGCTAGGTTCGTAGTTTAGTAAACGTGTTGCTGCACCTGGGCCATTGTCCGACAAATCTAAATGATTTTCGTTGGAATTTAGGCCACCAGCACACAGAAGCTTAAAGCTTTGAATTTGATCAGGCATTAAAAGCTGATCCTCGTATCTCGAATGCTGGAGTAGTTGTTTATGTACAAAGACTGTAGGTTTTTAACGCCTTGCTCATAAGCAGCAAAAGCCGCTTGGGCGGCTTCCATGTTAGATTTAAACACATACATATGATAGAGCGCACCATCAATTAATACGGTGTCGTAAGACTCAGGAATGCGGGTGACATCATCAAAATTGGTAATGTCAGAGAAATTAAGGAAGTAGCGAAACTTTAGGGTATAAGCTTTGTTTGGAGAGGGACTTACACCGTAGCCATTACCATGAGAGGGGAAGATAAACCGAGGTAAGGAAATCCCCGCTGACCCTGACGTATCGTCTAGGTCACGGTACTTTGTATAGTACTCATCTCTTTCAATAAACTTGAGGGTGGTAAACCCAGCACCTAGAGTGGCGTTGGCTTGTATCTGGAAAGAGTTCCAGTCTGCTATTTTATAAAATGTAGGCCAGATGTATTCTTCTTGACCGACAATTAGTGTGTCAGTTTCTTCAGCGGCATTGAAAGGCCACTCAAATTCCATTTGGTTAAGTTTTGCGACTGCAGCTTTTACTGCGTCTTTAATCACAGACTGAACACCCGTAGCGGATGCAAAATCACTATCCACGATCTCAACTTCATTGAGCCGTCTGGCAACTTGATTACATAAACTAATATATGTGCTTGGCATGACTAACCTTTAAATAAAGTAATGGGGCCAGCGGTGAAGCCAGCCCCAAGATAGTTTATGCTAGGAAGTCACGAGACACTTCATTCGCATCATATGAACCTGGGTTGTCGATATTCATCAACACAGCCCACACACGGAGCTTACCGCCTGTTGGTGCTGTTCCAGCAGCCTGGAGTTCTAGGTCCAAAGTAGTAACGGTAGAACCGATTACGTTTGGATAAACACCAGGGATCATTGTTGCGTAAGAGCCGACCGCCATAGCGTCCGTATCCATAGCCGCCACAAACTCATCAACGTCAGCCGCAATACCGCCAGTAGAGGCAGCAGTGATACCGAGGTTAAAAGTTGTGTCGTTTGACTCGCCGGTCAGTAGGGCTTCAACTTCAAAGCCTGCTGCCATAATTAGCGTGTCTTTTGGAAGTGTGAAAATCTTTAAGATATCGTTTGCAGCAAGTGCTGCAGCGTTAGTAAGATTTTCAACAGCAACGTCAATTGTGTTGCTGATTAAGTAGCAGCCTGGAGCCGAAGGGCGGTGAACTGCTTGTAGTGAACTTGAGTAAGTAGCCATTTAGTTGTCCTCCCTTATGCTGCGTTAAATTTGGCTGTTACGATTGCTTCTGGCCGAAGGATCTTGCGACCATAATTGTGCATGCCCCTACAGATATCTGCAAAGCTGTCTGGATCACGATAGACTTCCGTCTTGTTGATCTGTTCAGCAGTTGCAAAAGCAGAGTTATGACCAGCGACACATACAGAAAAATCAGTATCCTGATTAGCTGTACCGCTTTTTCCACTACCGCCGCCAACGCTTGGAAGATTCGATGAGGTATATACTTTGAAGCCATGAAAAGACTTCAAAACTAAACCATTACGAAGACCACCAGATTCACCGAAGTCACTGTTAAATAACCGAGAATCTTCGTCACGCAGGATTTCCATAAATACAGGATCTACTACGAGCCAACGACCTTGTGTGTCCACTTGCTGCTGGTCAAGAAGACGAGCCATCCGTGCGACAACCATTGCTGGTGAAGCAGTTGCAGTTGGTAGTGCAGTTGCACCTGGAAGACGTGCTGCTAACGGGATTGAGTGATCACCCGCAGAACTTGTAGTAATATTCCCAAAGCTAGATTTTATCAATTTCATGCTGGAAAGCAATTCATCCGTACCGGCGGTAGAAACTGCAACAGTGCCATTTACGACATCGTTAACAGTGTCAGCCGATTCGTGGATTGTTGACTGCTTATAGCCAGCCAAATAACCCAAGCAGTCTTGGTCATACTGATCCGCTAGGCGATAAGCCGCACGGTCTGTAGCAAGTTGCATGAAGTTCACATGTGAGTGTGCTTCTTCAATATCGTCCATCTTAAAAGCAAAGTAGTTTGCCTTATCGATAGTCAGTGAAAAATCTTCATCGTCAAGATCTTGTGCCTGGACAGTCTCACCCCTGGCGTAACTTTTTACAGTGATT